AAGCCCAGCGGTGATGAGTGCGGACTCATCGAGCGCGGTGCTGTCAGTGAAGGCAAGCCGCTTCGCTTCATCATCTCCAGCGAGTCACCCGACCTCATGGGCGATGTCGTCGTGCAGGCAGGGCTCAAGCCGGTCGCCGATGAGATCGTGGCGCAGGTTGACCACGGTGGCCACATGCGCGATGTCGTCGGCACGTGGAAGAACATCGTCGTGCGCGGCAAGAAGACCTTCGCCGACCTGCACCTGCTGCCCCTCGGCGTGAGTCGCACCGCCGACCTCGTGCGCGCCATTGCCGAGGCTGGCGTGCGCCTCTCGGCATCGATCGGCTTCCGCCCCACGCGCGGCAAGGTCGAAGAGATTTTCCAGAAGGACAAGTTCGTCGGCTACCGCTACCTCGAAGCCTTGCTCATCGAGACCTCGGTGGTGGTCGTGCCGGCGCAGTCCGAAGCCGTTCAAGTGCGCTCGTTGCTCAGCAGCGAACGCGACCGGGCCACGCTCGATCAGTTGATCGCTCAGCGCGGTGTCGGGATCACCACCCCCAACCGATCAGGCGCGACCCAGCCGGGCCGGCCGCTCCCTGCGCTTCTGCGCAAGGGGTACGCACTGGAGCCACATGCCATGAAAGTTTCCGAGCAGATCGTCGTGCTGACTGACGAACTCAACGCCCTGCGTGACCAGCAGACCACCACCACCGCTGCGCTGTGCGACTGTGATGACGCGGAAAAGAAAACCGCGCTTGAAGGCGAAGCCGAGACGCTGACGGCTGAGATCATCAAGAAGGCCAAGAGCCTCGACGTGCTGAAAGCTGCCGAGGAATCGCTCAAGCCCCGCACAGGCGAGAGTGGCACCCATCAGCAGCAAACGCAGGGCACGCAGCGCACCAGCAAGCGTGATGACGAAGTCGATGCCATGAACGTCGTGCGCGCTGCCGGCGCAGTGTTCGAGGCATACATCCTGCGCGTGCCCGTGGAGACTGTGCTCGAACGCCGCTACCCTGGCCGCGAAGCGCTGGAGCTGGTGACCAAGGCGACGCAGAACCCGGCCATGACGAACGTGCCGACCTGGGCGCAGGAACTCGTGCGCGAGACCTTCGGCGCGTTCATGGAGCTGCTCAAGCCCGAGAGCGTGGTGCCGCAGGTGCCGATGACGAAGTACACCTTCGACGGTAACGGGATCATCAAGATTCCGCGCCGCAACACGGGCAGCACGCCGATCCGTGTGGGCTGGATCTCTCTCGGCACGGCGAACCTCACTCCGAAGTCAATGGGCGTAATCGCAACATTCACGAATGAGCTGTTCGAGCGCAGCACTCCGAACATCGAGACCGTCTGCCGCGAAGCGATGCTCGCTGATACGGCGCTCGCGCTTGACTTGGCCTTCCTGGGTGCCACCCCAGGCTCGGCCATCCAGCCAGCAGGTCTGCAAACCTACGCGACGGGCGCGAACACTGCTGCTTCGACGGGCAACACCGTCTCGGCGATCACGGCCGACATTCGTGGGCGCGTGCAGCAGATGACCAGCAAGGGCTACGGCCGCAAGCCTGTGTGGATCATGAATCCCGCACGGCTGGCAGGTCTGCAGTTGGCCGTCAACGCGGCCGGCGCGCTGGCCTTCCCGAGCACCCTGCAGAACATGCTCATCGGTTACCCGATCATCACCAGCATCACAGTGCCGGCGTCGATCGTGTATCTGGTCGATGCAGCCGAGCTGGCCTTCGCAGGCGGTACGCCGAAGTTCCTGGGCACCGAAGTGGCGACCCTGCACGAGGAAGACACTGCCCCGCTGCCGATCGTGACCGGTGCAGCTCCTGGCGTGACAGCCAGCCCCGTGCGCTCGCTCTACCAGACCAACTCGTCGGCGCTGCGTGCGCTGTGGGAAGTGGACTGGACGGTCGCGCGCCCCGACGGCCCGGTGCAGACCCTCACTGCTGTCGCGTGGTGATTTCCCGCAGTGGCTTCCTTGCAGTTGCCACGACCTTCGCCCCCGGCGCAAGCCGGGGGCACTTCTGAGAGGGGAACGTCATGGAACCGATCATGGTCTGGGCCTTCCGCAGGCTCTACGAGATCAACGAGCAAACCGGACAGCTCTGGGTCGAAGAACCTGTCGCGCGCCCGCTGATCGAGCAGGGTCTCGTGCAAGACTGGTTCGCCACGGATGGGCGTGACCTGAAGGAAATCGACCTGACCATTCCGCCGATCGAGCCACCTGCGCCCGAGCCGGCACCGTCACCGCCGCCGTCACCCACGCCAGCACCCGAGCCGTCACCGCCACCGCCTGCGCCGCCACCGGCACGCCGCACGCTGACCGTCGGCCCCGAGGACATCGAGACCAAGATCGACACCGACGGGGATGGCAAGCCCGACGTGCGCGTGCTGATCGATCGGCCACCGCAGAACACGCCATGAGCGAGACCGTCACGATCGTGTGGGCCTTCCAGCCGCTCGATGAGCTGGACGGACAGACCGGGCTTGTCGAGTGCGATGAGGCGCTCGCGCAGCGGCTGATCACGGCTGACCTTGCGCAAGACCCGCGTGTCGGCTCGAACCACTTCCGCGACATCGTGCAGACCGCGCAGCAGGCCACGCCGAGCGAGCAGGTCTACCAAACACGCGTGTTGCAGGCTCAGCAGCACCTGCGTGATCGCAAGCCGACGCCGAAGACCACGCGCAAGCCTGCACGCAAGCCGCAGCGGGAGCGCTGATCATGGGCCGCATGCGCGAGCTTGCTGTGCGCGCCGGCTCGGCCCTGCGCTTCAAGGGCTGGCCCTTCGGTGGCCCCGAGGGCAGCTATCGTGGCCCGGCCCTCGGACAAGGTGACCTCGGCGGCTGGTACGAGGTGCCCTTCGGTGATGGCTACGAGCGCGGCATCGAGCTGAGCAGCACCGATGCGAAATACATCCCTGCCGCCTATGCCTCGGTGATGGCGAACGCGCGTGCGGTCAGCCAGTGCTATGCAAGCCACAAGCGCATCAACAGCAAGGGCAAGCATGAGATCGTGACCGACTCACCGGCCGCGCGCATCTTGCGCGAGCCGAACGACTACATGACGTGGCCGCAGTTCATTCTGAGCATGGTCGCAGGCATGCAGTTCGATGGTGAGAGTTTCGGCATCGCAGCACGTGATGAGCGCGGGGACATCCTGGCCTTGCATCCGCTGCAGCGTCGCAGCGCGAGCCCCTACGTGGCACCCGAGACGCAGGACGTTTTTTACGGCGTGGGTGCCACCGACCTTGTGCCGCTCGAATCGCAGTTCATGGCCCCGCAGCGTGACGTGCTGCACCTGCGCCAGTATTGCCCCCGCAACCCGCTGATCGGTGAATCACCCATCAAGGCAGCAGCGCTCGCGGCCGGCATCAATGTGGCGCTGTCACGTTCACAGGCGGCATTCTTCGCCCGCATGAGCCGACCCTCGGGCGTGCTCAGCACCGACCAGACCCTGACCGCCGACCAGATGGTGAAGCTGCGCGAGCGCTTCGAGGAACAGGCCAAGCGCTGGCAGGCAGGCGGTCTGCCGATCCTGTCGAACGGTCTCAAGTTCGCCTCGGTCGCATTGAACAGCCAGGACGCGCAGCTCATCCAGGCGCAGCGCCTCAGCATCGAGGACATCGCCCGCGTCTACGGCGTGCCCCTGCCTGTCATCGGTGACCTCTCACACTCGACGCTCAACAATGTCGAGCAGCTCATCGGCATGTGGCTGTCTGTCAGCCTGGGCGCGCTGCTCGAAAACATCGAGCGCTCGCTCGACAAGTTGTTCCATCTGCCTGTGAACGAGTACATCGAGCTCGACGTGAGCGCGCTTCTCCGTACCGACTTCCTGGCCCGCATCGACGGCGTGACCCAGGGTGTGCAAGGCGGGCTGTTCACGCCCAACGAAGCGCGTGAGAAGGAAGGGCTTCCGCCTGTGCCCAAGGGCGATGTGCCGTACCTGCAGGCGCAGATGGTGCAGCTCGGCACAGAACCCCCCGCGCCGGCACCTGCAGGCCCGCCAGTGGCCGCGCCAGCCCCTGCCCCTGCTGACCCCCCGGCTGGTGATCCGCAGGCCGTGAAGGACGCTGTGCAGGACATGCAGCAGGCCATCGCGCAACTGAAGGCCTACGGGGCGCAGCTCGGGCAGCAGGTGAGCGCTGAGCTGGTGAAGCTGGCCGATGCGCGGGCGCAGGTCGCTGAGCGCGTGGCCAACGTGCGGGATGGTGCGCCTGGGCCAGAAGGCCGACCAGGGCGTGACGGTGAACACGGCAAAGACGGCAAAGACGGCAAGCCCGGCGAATCCATTCAAGGCGAACCGGGCAAGGACGGTCAGCCCGGTGATCCTGGCAAGGACGGCAAAGACGGCTTGAGCATCAAGGGCGACCCCGGCAACGATGGCGCACCGGGCATCGACGGCGCACCCGGTGGCCCTGGCGTGCAAGGTGAGAAGGGACTCGACGGTGCGCCCGGCCTGGACGGCGCTGGCCTGCACGCTCCGGTGTGGGCCGCAGGGGTTCACCGTGAGGGCGTGCTCGTGCAGCACCACCTCGGGCAGACCTTCCGCGCGCTGCGTGACACGGCGAGCGAGCCGTCACCGGTAGACGGCACGCTGTCACCTGACTGGGAGCGCATCGGCTGCGCCGGCCTGCGCTTCGTGCGCGGCTTCGACAAGGAACGCAGCTACGTCGATGGCGACCTGTTCGTGCGTGACTTCGCCACCTTCATGCACTTCGGCGGCACGTCCCACCTGCTCTCGGCACGTGGCGGCACAGGCTCTCGGGGTGAACGGGGTGAGCGGGGTGAGCGCGGCACCGACGGGCGCAACGGCGCCGACGGCATCGGCATCGAGGACGTGCTGCTGGCCGACGACGGGCTCGTGATCCGCCTGACCGATGGCCGCGTGCTGGCGTGGTCGATCGGTGACATCGTGACCCGCGCGGTGGCCACCTCGGTCACAGCCGCGCTGGAGGCACGCAAGCCGAAGCCGAGGAAGGGGCCGGCATGAGTGCCTACGTAGACCACGACCTCAGCCCGCAGCCGCCGGCCAAGCTGATGAGTGACGCCGACCTCGCTGCGGCGCTGGGCGTGCCCTCGCTGACGCCTGCTGACGAGAGCGCGAGTGAAGCTGCGACAGCCGTGATCCAGCAGTACCTTGATCGCGCGCTGGTCTTCGCCGAGTACGTCGAGCGCCACTTCGGTTGCAGTGACGGCACGCTGCAGCTTCTGCAGTACCCCGTGATCAGCGTCAGCTCGATCCTGAGTTTCGTAGGTGCGCCCGGTGATCTCGGCCAGCCGATCACCGGCTACCGGCTGACACGCCCGACCGGCATCCTGCTCGGCGTGTGGGGCTACGAGATCGAGGTCACCTACGAGGCTGGCTACGAAATCCTTCCGCCTGACCTGCGCGCTGCCTTCCTCATGACGTTCTCGGCAGCACGTGCGCTCAGCACGCCCGAAGCCATCGCAGCCGGCGGTGGGCCTGTGTCCAAGGTCTCGGTGGTCGGTGTCGGCTCGGTCGAGTACGAATTCGGCAATGCAGGCAGCAGCGGTGACGGCATCGCCTCACCCTGGGGCCTGATCCCTGCGAACGCGGTGGCGCTGCTCCGCCCCTATCGCAACCACGGCCCGTGCGGGGTGGGCTGATGATGCTCGGCACACACCCTCGCAACCTGCTGCACCAGCTCGGGCGCAGCTTCACCTTCAAGCGTGGCGTGCTGGAGGTGCCTGTCAAAGCCTTCCTGCGCGGCTTGCGTGCCGGTGAGCTGGTGAACAGCGAGACACAAGCCGACGCGAGCATGACGGTGGACGCTGTGCCGCTGGCCGCAGCCGGTGTGCCTTACCTGCTCAAGTTCGATCGGCTGATCAGCGCCATCGGTGAAAGCTACAGCGTGCAGGAATCACACGTCGCCTTCGACGGTGAGACAGCCGTGTTCCACGAGTGCAAGGTGCGCGGCGGGGGTGCGTCATGAGCCAGCACACGCGTGACATCTTCCGCGCCCGCCTCGCTGCGGTCTCACCTGCGCCGTATCACGAAACCATCGGGCAGGTGGTGGACCTCAACACACTCGGCGCGTCCTGGGTGACGCTGGAATTTCCGCTCGTGACTGCGCAGCGCGTCAGCCTGGGCTATCCGTGCTGCTACCGCGAGAGCGGTGCTGTCGTCGTGCATTGCTTTGCACGCAGTGGCCAGGGTGAGAGCGAAGCCATGCAGTTGGCCGAAGCGATCCGCCCAGCCTTCGATGTTCCGTATCTGTCTGACGTGCGGCTGCTGGGCACGAGCCCGCCGTCGCTGATCCCCACCGACAACGGCGAGTGGCTCGATGTCGTTGTGCCGGTGGCCTATGAGTGGGATTACGTTGTCCAAGGGGTTACACCATGACGCTCACCGCTGACCTTGTTCGCCTCGCCGAAGTGCGAGAAGTCACCTACGGCGTGACGCCTGCCACCCCCGCGTGGAAGGTGATCCGTACCACGGGCGAGTCGCTCTCGTTCGCGCCGACCACCACCGTCAGTGCGGAAATGAATCCGACACGCGCTGTGCCTGACTCGATCCTGACCGGTGGCGCGGTGGCCGGCGGCATCAACTACGAGCTGGCCAAAGAAGACTGGTTTGAGGAAATGCTCGCCGGGGCCATGTGCAACGAGTGGAACGTCGATGAGCTGAAGATCGGCGCGCTGGCCATTTCGTTCTCGATCGAGAAGACCTTGCCGATCGATGCAGCCGATACCGACTATCACCTGATCCCTGGCTGCCTCGTCAATGGCTTCACGCTGACGATCGCGCCGAATGCGCCGATCACCGGCACGTTCGAGCTGATGG